TGAAGGCGACGATGTAAGCAGCTTTGATGCTGTGTCTCCTACTGTGCGTCTGCAAAACTACGCACAGATCAGCCGCAAGACAATCATCTTGTCGGCCACTGAAGAAGTGGTCAACAAGGCTGGTCGCCGAAGCGAACTGGCTTATCAGATCGCCAAGCGTGGCGCTGAGTTGAAGCGTGACCAAGAGTTCTCCATGCTGAACGGCGCTGTGGCCGCTGCTGGTGACACCACCACTGCCCGTGCAACTGCCTCGCTCGGCGCGTTTGTGAAAACAAACACCGACAAGCAGACCAACGGTGTTGATCCATCGTACACAACGCTGCCCAACAGCGCCCGTACCGATGGCAACGTGCGCACCTTTACTGAGACGATCCTCAAGAACGTCATCCAGAAGGTGTGGACGCAAGGCGGCACTCCAAAGATCTTGATGTGCGGTCCTGTTAACAAACAGCGCGTGTCTGGTTTCTCTGGTATCGCCTCCAGCCGCTTCAACATTGACGGTGGTGCAAAGCCTGCAACATTGGTCGGTGCTGTTGACATCTACGTTTCCGATTTCGGCAACGTGCAAGTTATCGCTAACCGCTTCCAGCGTGAGCGTGACGCTTGGGTGATTGATCCTGACTACGCCAAGATGACCGTGCTGCGTCCTTACCAGCAGATCGAATTGGCCAAGACAGGCGATGCCGAAAAGCGTATGCTGATCGTTGAGTGGGGTCACAAAGTGCTGGCAGAAAATGCCCACGGCCTGGCCGCTGACCTTGTAACTTCTTAATCGAAGAAACGGAAAGGGCCAAGGAAACTTGGCCCTTTTTTTATATGATCCACAAAAGAATTTTTGACCAAAACAAAGAGCAGGGCATCACACGTTACTGGCATCAAAATGCCGAGACAGGTGATGTGACGATTGAGACACAGCAAGACGTAACTGCTGTGATTGAGGCCAACAAAGCCATTTACAATGCAGTTGACGAGAAAGCCAACTGGACAGGTGAATGGCACTTGGTCGCAAGCATCCCAGAGTCCTTGTATTACAAGATGAAGGCCGAGGGAAAGATTGATGATCAGGAATACATGAAGAAATGGCTCAACGACAGTGACAATCAATTTTTCAGAACTAGACCCGGGAAAGTTTGATGGCTCGACCACGCACCCCAATTGCACAAAAACTTGAGCAATACTCCATAAAAATTCCTGAGTCAGGATGTTGGATCTGGCTTGGCTCCATTACCAATCATGGCTATGGGCGCTTGACTTTTGGAGCAGACAAGGTCATGGGGGCGCATCGGGCTGCATATGAAAATAAATATGGCGACATACCTAACCATATGTTTGCGCTGCATCATTGTGATGTCAAATGTTGCGTCAACCCTGATCACATTTTTCTTGGGACGCAGCAAGAAAACATGGATGACAAGGTTTGTAAGAACAGACAAGCCAACGGAGTTAAGCATGGGATGTCAAAACTGACTGAGCAGCAAGCCAGAGAAGCAAAATTTGGCAATGCCAAGCCAACAGAATTGGCCAAAAAATTTAACTGTTCCGCTACGATCATTCGACAAATAAGGGGCGGGACGTATTGGAAACACTTGGAGAATAAATGAGCAATTACATTGCAGTCTGCACCCCAGCCCGTGACCAGGTTCACACCAATTATTGCTATTGCATGGTAAACATGGTGGCCTATCACACACTCAACACAGAAGACGCTATCAGCCTGAAATTGATGCAAGGCACGATCATCCAAAACCAAAGGGCCGACCTTTGCTTGGATGCAATGCGTGAGGGATGCACACACATTTTGTTTATCGACAGCGACATGACTTTCCCCCAAGACATGGTGCAGCGGCTGCTCAAGCATGACAAGCCCATTGTGGCTGCCAACTGCGCACGGCGCAGAATGCCAACTGGCCCAACAGCGCAGAACTATGATGCCGATGGCAAGCGCATCCCTGTATTCACCATGCCAGAGTCCACTGGATTGGAAGAGGTCGGAAGCATTGGCACTGGCATAATGCTCATCAAGCGCGAGGTGTTTGAGGGTATGTCAGAGCCATGGTTCGATATGCCTTGGCAGACCACACGGGGGTACATGGGTGAAGATGTGTTCTTCTGCAAGAAGGCACAGGAACTTGGCTACAAGGTTTACATCGACCATGACGTTTCCCATGAAATCGGACACATCGGCACGTTTGAATTTGGGCATCCTCACACCTGGGTGGTGAAAGAGGAAATGGAAAAAGAGGCTGGAAATGGCACTTAGCACTTATGCAGAGTTGAGGACATCGATTGGCGACTGGCTAAACAGGTCTGACCTGTCGGCCACCATCCCTGACTTCATCTCTCTGGCCGAGGCTCAGATTGAGCGCACACTGCGCACGCGCCAAATGATTGTGCGTGCCAATGCGTCTTTCGACTCTGAGTACGGCGCTGTGCCTGCTGACTTCTTGGAGGTCAAGTCCCTCAAGCTGACCAGCACCAACCCCTTGACGCCTTTGGAGTTCCTGTCGATTGATGACATGGACCAAGCCCGATCCCAATACACTGCCAGCAATAAGCCCAGGTTCTTCACGGTGGTGGGAAATCAGTTTCGGATTGCACCAACACCAGATACAACTTACACAGCAGAGTTGATCTATTTTGCGAAGTTGACGAAGTTGTCAAACAGCGTGGCCAGCAATTGGCTTTTAGCATCAAGTCCTGACATCTATTTGTATGGTGCGCTGTTGCAAGCTGCGCCATATCTGCAAGACGATGCGAGAATTCAGACATGGGCAACGCTGTATGAGCGTGCCTTGAATGATTTGAGAACAGCAGACTCTAGGGCATCGACCTCTGGTGGATCTCTGCTGACCCGTGCAAAGACTTTTGGATAAGGGCTGGATATGTCATCTTTTACCGACCACACAGAAAACCTGGTGCTGACTTGGCTCTTGACCAGCGGCACAGCCACACGCCCGACAGCTTGGTTTGTTGGCCTGTTCACGGCTGCCCCATCTGACACTGGTGGCGGCACTGAGGTGACAGGCAATGGGTACGCCCGTGTGGCCACTGGCACTATTACCGTATCCGGCACAACCCCCACCAACGCCACCAATGCTGCGGCCATTGAGTTTGCAGCGGCCTCTGGTGGCAATTGGGGATCCATTGGCTGGGCTGCCATCTTTGACGCCAGCACTGGCGGCAACATGATCGCTTGGGCTGCACTGAGTACAGCACGCACCATCAACGATGGCGATGTGCTGCGCATCCCTGCTGGCGACCTTGACGTTACCTTGACATGACATGGCTGCATATGGCATTGGCCCATATGGCGAGGGAAATTACAGCTACGGCATAAGCCTTGCCGCTGTAACCTTGGCAGCCACCAGCGCGGTGGCTGTGGACGCAAAACGCATCTGCATAGGTGCGTTTTCTGTTTCTGCTTCCAGCACTGTGGCCGTGGCCGCCAACGTGGTCAAGACCGCATCATTTTCGGTGGCGGCATCCAGCAGCGCATCGGTGGCTGCGCAGCGTGTGGCTGTGGCGGCTGCTACGGCCTCCAGCGCCAGCAGCATGGCCATTTCTGGCGTGCGGTATGCCATAAGTGCTGCCACTGCTGCATCTACCTCCAGCGCCTCTGTGGCAGCTTTGCGGGTGGCGATTGCACAAGCGACTGCGGTGGATGCAAGCGCCATGACGGTCAGCGCCATCCGAGTGCCGCTGATCCAGATCCTGATTCAAGACTTTGCGACCATGACGGTCAGCACCAGCGTGATCGTCAACCAGGCTGTGTTGATTCAGGCGCAGTCGGACATGACCGTGAACGGCACGCGCAGGCAGAGCATTGGGCTGACGTTTGCTGGCGTGTCCGGCATGACGGTGGATGCAAATCTGAAGTGGGTTCCAGAGGGTGATACGCCCGAGAGTTGGTCGGCAATTTCTGATAACTCAGAAACCTGGACGCCAGTGTCGGACATTTCAGAAACATGGGATGCGATTGCTGACACCAGTGAAACCTGGACACCAATCGCTGATAATTCAGAGAACTGGCAAATAGCCGCATAGGGGTAAAACATGGCAGATTCAACCACGACCAATTTGTTACTGACCAAACCAGAGGTCGGTGCGTCAACAGATACATGGGGGACCAAAATCAACACTGACTTGGACACCATTGATGCGCTGTTTGATGCGGGTCCATTGCTCAAGGTGACAAGGGGCGGCACAGGTGTCGGCACATCCACTGGATCGGGCAACAACGTCCTGTCCACCAGCCCGACATTGGTGACCCCAGTACTGGGAACACCAACAAGCGCAACTCTGACAAATGCCACAGGCTTGCCCTTGACCACAGGCGTCACAGGCACTTTGCCTGTTGCCAATGGCGGCACAGGCATCACAAGCCTTGGCTCTGGTGTTGCTACTTTCTTGGGCACTCCAAGTTCAGCCAACCTTGCGGCTGCGGTATCTGACGAAACAGGCACAGGTGCTTTGGTGTTT